AATGTGAATGAATTGTTCTTTGCTCATACCTAATTATACGGGAGTTCCTTTTTCAGCCTTCGCTTGAGCCATCTTAAACCCTTGAGCGAATGCAAATCTAACAGCTTCGCGAAAAACTTCATTTCGTCTCAATTTGTCTCCATCAGCTGGATAATACAATTCCTGAAACTGAATAGCTTTCTGCTCTGCTTCAAATTCTCCAAACAAATCCTTTTCGTTCATACCTAATTATACGGGAGTTCCTTATCCTTGGACGGGATGAACGAGATCAAATGCTGCTTTGACAATCTCATCTGGGATTCCTTTTTCATCAGCTGAGTTGTAGGCCATATGAGCTACATCCTGCGGGCAGTCAAACATCGTCTCCAGCTGGCGGATCTGGCTCGCAACCTCTTTGATCATTTCTTCTCTGCTCTTGTTCATACCTAATATTATTAGAGTTCTTAACTATGCGCTCAGATGAGCGAGGCCAGTGGTGAGCCTCTCAACCTCCGCCTCCATTTCCTCCACCAGTGTGGCCACATCATAAACCTCCGCCTTTGTGTAAAAATAATCCTCACACTCTACATCAAAATGAGCATCTCTCAAGGTTTTAAGAATAACATCACCTCTCTCACTCTTTGGAAATTCCGCGGTTATCAGTGGGAAGCTAAATCGTGGAATGTTATTTTCGAGGTCGCAGGGAAACAATCCCCAGGTGTGAGTCTCTCCATTCCCTTTGATAATCTTTTCTCTTTCGTTCATACCTAATTATATCGGAGTTCCTAATGCTCTCTCAGACACCAGTGGGAATCCTTCTACCCACCCAACGGAAGTCATCCGTAGTTAACATGATCACATTGGTGACTAACCCAACTTCACTCATGCGGCAAGCTCCTCCCAAGCAGAACCCAGGGCTTATGATGTCTGAGAAAGCACTCGGCTCTCTCTTTCATACTCTTATTATATTAGAGTTCCTTTGCAATCTTCGCAGGTACTCGCTCTCTGATAACTGCATCGATATAGTCGAGAACGTCATCTACTTCGAAGGGCTCGGTCACCATAGCATCATACGCCACATGATAAGCCTTCTCCACCAGCTCGTCGACCCATTTTTGGTTTACGAGCTCGTCAACGCGATCAAACATTTTCTCTTCCATATTCCTATTATATCGGAGTTCCTTTAAAAATTATCCCTCATCAGCAAACTATAGTGGCCAAATCATGCATGTGCCTGCATCATTCCATTCACTGTACCACCCTCTTTTATTAAGTTCCTTTTCCCATTCGTTATCTACACCAAACGTTCTGTTCTTGTAGTCTTCAGAGTAGTAGTCATAAATTACTCTACCTTTATACTCATCACCATTATCACCTGAAACCCAGATACCACCTTGAGAACCATTAAACTCTTCAGTGGTTCTTACAAAGTCCATATACTTCTCAATCCACTTGATCATATCATCTCTAAAGTAATGAGGCTTCCGTTCACGATTATAATGACGATCAGCTCTTCCTCTATCTAATGATCCTCCATGTCTTTCGTTCATACCTTATTATATCGGAGTTCCTTAAACGTACTCGTATGATTCAACAACAGCCTTCTCTTGAAGATCTTTGATCATCTCCTGCAGCATATCGACCACCTTATCATCAATCTCGATATCCTTCTTCATGCACTCCCTTTGCAGATTATTAGCGAGCATATCGAGACCTGAGTTCAATCGACCATATGCATAAGGGTAGCAGATTTGTTCTTTTTCGTTCATACCTAATTATAATGAAGTTCCTTACTTAAAGCTGATTGTCGCCTTCATTCCGATCTGCTCCGCAACCCATGTAATCTCTTCCCAAGTTGCCTGATCATCAATCTCAGCAAAGATCTCCAAGATCCATTCTTTAAGAGTTGGCTTCTCAACCTCACTAAACAATGAAAGAAGACTTTCTTCTACCCACCTCTCATCGAAACCATGCTCAACAATATCGTTGTATGATGCAATAAACTGATCTTTGTTCATACCTAATTATATCGGAGTTCCTTTTATTTGATCCTACTTCTTGATCTTGAGCTGCTCAACGCTCACTCCAAACTTGCTCGCGATCTCATCTAGAGTGAGTTCGACAGGATTCATACGCGCGTTGAATTCAGCTTCAGTGAGTTCTTCTCCGTTGAGAAACCATGATTTATTACCATCAACATCTTCATAAGCAGGTCCATCTTCGCGATGGAGGGTAGTCGTAGTCATCTTACGATCACTGTAGTAAAATTTGGAACCGCCTTTGTTAATGCGAATAAATTGCTCTTTTTTGTTCATACCTAATTATATCGGAGTTCCTAATCGATTAGAGGCCGAGGAGCTCGATCTCTTTCTCCCACTCCTCTGCAGTCCTGTCAGACCATTTAGTCCAAAGAGGAGAGATACCATTATGATCCTTATAGAGATCATAATACACCTCCCATGCCAGAAGAGCATCCCAATCAGCAGGAGTCTTAACTCCGTTGTATGATACTATGTCGATAATGTCATCCCTAGTGTAGACAGCCGCACTGCGGTAGCTTCCCTCTGGCGCAGCTGCCATCCAGGCTTCTGCTTTAGCGTTGAGAGTGTCGACGTGATCAAGAAGTTCTTTGTTCATACCTAATTATATCGGAGTTCCTTTTCAGTCAACTAACGTTTTCTTACCTTCGCTGTAAGTCTCCTTAAGCATCCTTGTTAGGAGCGCTAAGGACAACACACGCAACATCAAATCTTTGTGAAGCGTATGCATGTACTATTATTCTTATGAGTATACACACTCAGTTTATAGTTAGGGAACAAGAGCTGTAAACGGTTCTGCATAGTAATCATGTCACCTTGCGCAAAGCGCTTACCCCAAATCTTAATACGTCGGCCGCCTTCACGTTTATCATTGAACATAAACTCTTTGATGTCATGTCCAAGTGACTTAGCAATTACGCGGACCTCTCTAACTGTTGGTATTACCTCTTTCATCTCTTTTATTATATCGGAGTTCCTTAAGCATGCTACCCTCTACAAATCAATCCCAACCCCAAGGATCTTCATCGGCGCATCGTCCGTTCTGAGGGATACTATCGTAATCTCCTTTGTTGAGAAGATCACGAGTTTCGCGTCTGTTCTTCTTCGCTCCAAGCTTCTTAACGATCTTCTTGTAATTTCTCGATCTCTCTGTAGTAAACCAACGAGCGAAGTTGATCGCTTCTCTAGCACCCATGATTTTAAAATCACCGAAGTCTTCGAGCTTAAGCTCTTTCTTCTCCCAATCGATATCGATGATAGTCCAACACGCACGTTCGTTGATAATCTTGACTGCTTGTTTGAAGTTCATCTCGCTCATACCTAATTATATCGGAGTTCCTTTTGAGCTTATTTACGATCTTCCAGAGAAACGAAACCATTGTTAGTCAAGTCTTTCATTCTCATTTTAACTGTTCCATGAGGGAAGACCACTTTGATTTTTCCATTCTTCGGGTTAGGGTTGTGGATGTAGCCAATGTCTCCCTTTTTAACATCGTCGAAGTCTATTCTAGAAACAACTTCGCAACCGCACACGAAGTACTCTTTAGTGTCGATCTCGTTCATACCTAATTATATCGGAGTTCCTTTGGCGCACCGAGGAGGACTCGAACCTCCAACCTACGCATTAGAAGTGCGTTACTCTATCCATTGAGTTACCGGTGCATTTGTTTTGAAGTTGTTTGGTACGCCTGGTAGGGATCGAACCTACGACCAAGGACACGGCCTAAGAATGGTACGCCTGCTAGGACTCGAACCTAGATTAACCGATTATGAGTCGGCTACTTTTACCTTTAAGTTACAAGCGCGTTTAAAAATGGAGCCGACTGTCGGACTCGAACCGACGACCTACTGGTTACAAATCAGTGGCTCTACCAACTGAGCTAAGACGGCATAGGTACTCCTAGAGGGATTTGAACCTTCGACCTCATGCTTATCAGGCATGCGCTCTCACCAAGCTGAGCTATAGGAGCATTGTTAAAATGGTAGCTCAGGCGGGACTCGAACCCGCACGCCCTAGGGGCAGTGGATTTTAAATCCACAGCGTCTGCCAATTCCGCCACCAAGCCAATGATCATACTTACTTTACTTACTATATTAAGTTAATAATTCTAAAAGGCAAATTATTTAATCACGTTTTATTTAATATTCATTCGACCACAACCACGAACTACCTTTAGCCTTGCGTTGAGTTGGAGTCTTGATCGACCAGTTAGCAGGTCGAGTAGATTTGAAGATCGAAGCCTGCTTGAGGTTAACTGACTTGATCGGAGACACTTTCGGTGCTTTGTTGTTGTTCATACCTAATTATATCGGAGTTCCTTTTGAGGGTGATTACTTCTTGATCTTGAGCTGATCGACGCTCACTCCGAACTTGCTCGCGATCTCATCGAGAGTGAGTTCTACTGGATTCATACGAGCGTTGAACTCTTCTTCGGTGAGAAATTTGTCGTTAAGATACCATGCTTTAGATCCATCAGCCCATTCAGCAGCAGGACCATCTTCGCGATGAAGCTCGCCGTTGAGATACCACGCTTTGTATCCATTAGCCCATTCAATAGCAGGCCCATCTTCACGGTGGAGGATAGTCATCTCGCGATCAGAGAAGTAACGCTTATTACCGCTTTCTGTAATGTGAATAAATTGCTCTTTTTGCATACCTAATTATACGAGAGTTCCTTATTTCTTGATCTTGAGCTTGCTCACGTTCACACCGAACTTGCTCGCGATCTCATCTAAAGTTAGCTCAGTGACAGGATTCGTGCGTGCGTTGAACTCTTCTTCGGTGAGAAATTTACCGTTAAGATACCATGCTGATGGTCCATCAGCATACTCAATAGCAGGTCCATCTTCGCGATGACGCTTACCGTTAAGATACCATTTTTTGGATCCATCAGACCATTCATTAGCAGGACCATCTTCGCGATGACGCTTACCATTGAGGTACCATGCTTTGGTTCCACTAGCATATACAACAGCAGGTCCATCTTCACGATGAAGCTCACCGTTAATATACCACTCTTTGTGCCCACTGGCCCGTTCAATAGCAGGTCCATCTTCGCGATGAAGCTTGCCGTTGAGATACCAATCTTTGGTTCCATTAGTATGTTCAACAGCAGGTCCATCTTCACGGTGAAGAATGGTCATCTCACGATCACTGTAGTAAGCCTTATTATCGTATTTGTCAATGTGAATGAATTGCTCTTTTTGCATACCTAATTA